TACCGCGTATGTCGACGATTGTTGCTGAAATTGCCATTGTTATTGATTTTTAGTTTTTGAAGATTTTGTTTCTTTTACTTCCTCGATTTCCTCCGGGAACCTTTGTTTCAAATGCTCCAATTGTTCCTGGCTCAAATTCGATTCCGATGTGAACGGATTTGACTTCGGACCATAGGCCCAAATTTCAACGCCGTCTTTAATTTTCAATGCCATTGATTAAAAGTTTTTTTGTGCGCGGAATTTTTCCAATGGTGACATTTCCTCGAAAGATTTTACCTTTTCTGTCGGTTGTTGAATGGATGAATTCGCGATGGTTTCAACCAAATGAAACATTTGCTTTAATGTTTCGGATTGTTTTTCAATAGTGCTTTTTTGATCGGCGATTGTTTGCTTCAGTTCGTCGATGTCAGTTTTCGCGGCCGCGAATACTTGTTCCATTTCGCTGAACTTACCGGGCAATTTTTTCATTGCTTCTACTTCAACCTCAACAACGGGCGGAACTTCGGCTTTCTTTACTTCGGTGATCAATCCACCGGCAACTACGATTTTGCTTCCATCTTCCAATTCATGTTCGCCATCGGGAGCCGGTTCGCCGTTCAATACAACGGACCCGCCAACTTCCAATTTGTCGATGGAAACAACCGCGCCGGATTTCAATTTGTAATCTTCGAACTTCGATTCAACGCCGGATTCGGGCGCAACTTTTGGCGCAACAACTCCGGACGCTGGCAATACCGGTTCCGGCTTTACTACGTCGCCGAATATCATTGTTCTGATTGTTTCGACTGCTTCGCGTGGTGTCATGTGGTAATTCTTTTTTGTTTGTGGTATTATTTAAAATATTGTTTCATTTAAGATCTTAACTATTTTTTCGAATTGCTCATCGTATTGATCTTTCTTTTTCATTCCGAAATTACCTTCGACGCTGAAGCCTTTAACCATTCCATCCTTTACCAATTTCCAGGCGACATCATTTTCGACAAACATCGACCCGAATAAAGTTCCATCGGGCAAATCTTCAAATCCTTTCATTGCGCGGATTCCCCTTTCCTTATCCGATTGAAAAACCTCAAACAATGTAACGCCTGGAATCTTCATGTCGGAATTGTGCATCAAATTGACGTTATTGTGAAATCCTTTTTTGGCTAATTTGATCGCGATTTTCTTAATCGTTTCCGGTGAAAAATAAACTTCATATTCTCCCAACTCCGGATCGTTCCGGTAAATGCGTTGATTTGCGATCATCAACGGGCCGGATATGATTCGCTTTTCCTCGTCCTGGATTTTGAACGATTGACGATCGATTTGTTTCAATTTCCTTTCGGCCCAATCGATCATCGCTTCGCCACCCCATGCGTCCCACATAAGGCCGCCGCATCCTTCGGAATATGGAACATCTTTGTTTTGTTGATGGCGACGGAATCCGCTAATCCTGGCAATTGTCTCACGCGTCAATTTTTCTTTATTTGCGATTTGATTCGCCCGAACCTTTCCGGTTTGTTCGCCACATTCACCCCATCCGTTTTCATCTGCCCATTTCAACGCACGTTTTGCATTGTTGACGGCCGCTTCGGGATAGTCGTTCCAGGAATCCGCTTCTGCGAAATGTTGTTCCCAAATGGAATTACAAATCGCGGCCGCTTGTCCGACGTCCTTCCCTTCGCTGACAACATATGAAATGCAACGCGGAATGAAATCGGTTTCGCGTTCGCCTTTTGCCGGTTCGACAAAATCTTCGCTGAACTTTACGAAATCTTTTTTGATCGCCGGGCGGTCGACCAATGCAATGAAATCGACTTCCAAATCCGATTCGGGATCATCGGAAATCAACATTTCATAAACGGGTAATTTTTTCATCATATTATTTTTTATTGTTTTATCCTAAACGGGCGGCCCTTTGTAAACGGGAATTTCTTTCATCCATATTGCGGACGTCGGAATCCAAAACATACGCGCGATTCACCCCACCGGCAGCCGCATTGCCAATGTTTTGAATTGTCGATGCTGACAATGTTGTTGCGGTCGCTTGCGGCGTTACCGGTGCGGCAACCTCACCCATCGAAGGCGTTGCGGCCCCACCGCCCCCACCTCCGGGAACTTGCGTTTTGGTTATATTTTTCACCGCGCTGAACCCAGACGCCAAAATTGTGGCAACCGATGCAACCTTTTGAATCGTTCCGAATGGTTCCGGAATTATTGTTTTATTCCGCAATACTTCGGTGACGCCCAAATATGTATTGATCAACGCTTGCGAAACGGCCAACGCTTTGCCGGCAATGGTTTGTTTTCCGACAACATCGGACAATGCGCCCAATGCTTCGCCGGTTACTTTGTATGTGTCGCGCTTTTGTTGTTCCAATAACAAAACCGCATCGGCCGCCTCTTTTTCCTTTTTCGCAATTTCATTTTTCTTTTCAATCTCTTTATTCAATCGGTCGTTTTCCTCTTTAAACAACCTTTCCATTTCGGCATTGTCCGCCTCTAATTGTTTTTTCTCTTGCTCCCTGGCTTCGGCTGCTAAACGTAACCGGTTTTCCTCAATCTCTTTCCTGGTTTCATATTCGATTTTGGCAATCAATTTGCGGTGCGCTTCTTCTTCTTCTAAAATCTTTTGTTTCCTTTCTGCCTCTTTACGCGCCGCTTCAACACGTTTGTCCCTTTCCTCTTTCTCAATCGATGTGATTTGCGATTGTGTTTTTTTGGAAATCTTCGCCATTGACGCGGCTTCATTTTCCGCGGCAATGATCATGTTGTCAATTGCCGACAATTTTTCTTTGTCGACATTTTTCATGTTCTGCAATTCCAAACGGGCCGCCTTCAATTGTTCGATTGAACCTTCGCGGATTTTTGCAATCAAATCACCGCGCGCGCCCATTTCCATTGCCATTGCTTCCATTGTCAACCTGGCTTTCGTTTGGTTGATCTCGATCACCTTTAATGATTCCTCTTTTTCAATCCTGGCCGCCTCTTTCAATGCGGCGATCCGATCTTTGATCGGTAGATTTGAATCGGCGGCAATTTCGCGCGCATCTTGCAATTTGCGATTTGCTTCGGCCGTTGCGATGGCTGAATTCCTTTGCGCATCTTCTAAATCGTCCAGGGCTTCAGTTATTTCACCGAATCTTTGCGCCGTCTTAATCCGCCCGTGACCAATTCGGTAATTTTGACGAACCCGTCGATCAACGGCGTCAAAATACCCGTTATGAATTTATTGAAAACGCCGGACAAGGTCCCGAATGCCTTACCCAACGCATCGGAAACGCCTTCCATTTGTTTGAACTTTTGGAATAAGGCAACGACAAGGCCGGCCAACAATGCGAAAACGCCAATGATCGGATTCGCTTTCAAGATGTTGAACGCTTGCGTCAATGTTCCAACGCCTTGCGACGCCTGGCCTAATGCCGGGGATAATGCGCCCAATTCACCCTTCAACTTTCCGAACGATCCGCCAACCTCTTTCGTTTGATTCGACGCGCCTTTCATGGCGTCTTGCGTCTTGCCTATCTTCGCGGCCGAATCGCCCGTGTCAACGTCGATTTTGGCTTTTATGTTTATGTCTGCCATATCTTAATAAATTCGATTAATTACTTTTAAAAGTTCAACGGAACAAACATCTTCATTCGTTGCGTTGAAATCCGAAATTTTGTTCAAACGATACAACGCCCCATCGATCCAAATCAATTTTGAAAAATCAAGTTTGTAAATATCTTTGAACGCCAATTTCATGGTACATGTTAACAACCGGGAATCTTTGTCCGTGATTTCCGCCAAATATGCGGACCAATACGAATTGAACATATTGGCCGACGGATAGGCGGCAACGCTGAAATTGATTTCCTTCGGAACGGAAAAATTCAAATCGAATGTCGGTGTCGTCGGATCGTCAATGTGTCCGGCGAATCCGTATGATGTCAACGTCACCAAATTGGTATTTCCGTTTTTGATTTTCCAGGATGTCACGCCGTTGATCTTTTTGGCTTGCATGATCCGGACAACCGAATCCATGCGATCTTCGGATTTGTTCGAATTGGACAATTTAAAAATGGACGGAAACAATTTATCCTTACCGGTGTAATTCGTCAACACGGACCCGGCGAACATGACTTCGATTGTTTTCGTTTCCTTTGCGAAATCGAATTCGGTGTCATAAATAAAATCGCCATATCCTTCATTGTATTTTTTCCGGTAATTCTCATTGAAAAAATCGTTGTCGGATTTTAACTTAAAATGATAGTATCGTGAATTCAATTCCGACATGGGTTTGATCCGCATCGGCTTTGATCGATCCACTTTCAACGACCAATCGACGGACGTTGCGTCCTCGTAAAAAGTTACGAACGGCAACAACTTTAATTTTTTGTCCGTTTCATAATCTTCAAAAACGTAAAGGTTGAACATTTTAACAATGTCCGAAATGAAATCACGTTGAAATATTCCCTTCGGGATGCAATTGTTTATTTGTATCGTGTCCCCATATGCGACCGGAACATCGGTCGCGACGGATGATTCGACTTTGAAATCCCCACCGAATGATTGATATGATGTTATGTTCGAACTAACTTCAACCGATAGGACATCATTTTGCGCCAATGAAACGCCGGAAACGTCCAGGTTCATATTGATATAGTACGGAACCGCCGGAACGTATCGGGATTGTTGCGACAATACCGCGCCGTTTTTCTTTACATAAAACGTAATCGTTCCGGGTGTCGCCGTCAATGAATTAATTTGTCCGATCGGCCGGCATGTTATGTTGATCGTTTGATTCGCGGCCGGTGTGTATGTAATCGGGTTTGTTCCGGTGAACGATCCGGCCGTGACGATCGTCATCGGAATATATGTCGGGTTTGAGTAAGTACCGGTACTGAAATTGGCTTCGAACAATAATTGTGACAAATTCGTCAAATCCTTTTGATTGTTCGGGATGATCAGCCGATCGAACAACGCCGTCGACAATAAAGGGAAATCCCATGTGTAACCTGACCCGGCGATAATTTTATTCAAAATTTCCTTAACATATAGGGCCGGGCGGAATGTATCGAAATTGAAATCTACTTTTGTATTTGATGCCGCGCCGTAATCGATCAACGGGAAATAAACGCCGGACCCGGCAATCGTATTCCATGAATTCGTAATGTTTGTGTAATTCCAGGCCGTATTATATGCGCTGAAATCCAAATCCTCGATTTTCTTATTTGCCAGGGCAGAAACGAATCCGCCCAATTCTCCGAACACGGCGCATTCATATTCAATGAATCCATCTTCAACGATGATTTCCAGGACCCGGAAAATGCCTTTGAAAACTTGCATGTTGTCGGCAAAGATGATAGCATCGGCGGCAACGGCCGGGTTGAAATTGTTTCCGACGTTGTCCGATGCCGGATCGTAATTGTTCCGGACATTGACTTCAAAGATATTGCCGAAAATCTTGTTATTGTTTTTTGTCCCTGGCAAAATGATCGTTTTCGAAAACGTCGTATTTTTCGCGCCGAAATCTTTGATATCGTCGATCGCCATCGTCAACAAGGTGCTGAACGATTCGTTTATGTCAATCCGTTGTTTCTCGACAAATAATTCGATCATGTGAATTGCGTTTTATAGGTTGCCCCGAAATCAACTTCAATCATCAAATTGATCAACCCGTCGACAATATGTTCTTTAAATTGGTAATTGTTGTCCGTGATTGTCACCGGGTACAATTTGCCGGTATCTTCGACGAATACTTCGGGCGATGTCACCAATTGTGCGAGCCATTGATATTCCGCGTCCGATAGCCAATTCGTATTCAAACGCAATTTTTCCCGGAATCGTCCGGCGAATTGCGTACCTTGTTTATACATGGTGTTTTGATTCAAAACCGATACCACTCCGGACGCGCTGACCCGATACGGCAATTGTTTCCAGGACTTGCGTTCGATGTCAAACGATTTCCGGGAAACCTTATTGAACAACATCGTTTCATAACCGCCCCATTTGTTAAGGAAATGAACAAAATAGTTTTTGTAAAGGCCTTCGCATATGATATTGACGACATAGGTTTTCGTACCTACTGCCACTGAATAGGTTGTCGTTGATGTTGTGAAATTGCCCGTATATTCGTTGTTGATCGCGCCCGGTGCAATGTTGATGATTTGAATCGTATTCGTCGCCGTTGGCGTGATCGTTTTCGTCCTGGTTGCGGTTCCGCCGGTTACAACGACATTGAACGACGAAGATAATTCGGAATAATACGGAATGAAATAATTGCCACATGTGAACGGCAATTCGATTGTGACCGGTCGATCCGATGCGACGTCGTCGTCGTAATTGGACAATGATTCAAAACCGGGATATCGTCCATTGTAGTAATTGAAATAAACACGGGATGAATCGGTAAGTAAAACGGCCGACAATGTTGTTCCGTATTCCTCGCGTATTTTTACGACGCATGAAACGCGCCATTCGCCTTCGCCCATTTCATCGGCCAACATGGCACCGCCGACATTCACGTTCAATGATTGAACGCAATATTCACGGATCACGGAACCCAAATCAATGATTCCGCGGCTTGTCGTTGGATGCGGAAAATATTTCCCGGTGAATACCTGGACGGAATTAATTTCAAGTTCAACGACATATTTATAGTTTGGATATGTTGTCGGATTCGTTGCGTGTGCATCATAGACAACGTAAACCAATGGATCGTTTACGCTTGAATATGTTGGCGGTGTTGTTTCGAATGTCATTGCGTTAAATTATTAATTACATCAATTTTTATGGCGACGCCTAATTCGTTTTCCATGTAAACCAAAAATTCATTTGTTGCCTCTTTCCAAAAATATTTCGGTTTTAATCCAAATCTTTTAATGAAATAAGATGCTGAAACCGCGGCTTTCGTTGTGGCGTCGCTTACTTTCTTTTGTTTTGCCTCTCGATTTGAAATCGGCGTTTTGACATTTCGGGCCGATTTGCCTTCGCGCGCCATCCATGCTTTTATCGATTTGACCATTTCGCCGTTGGGATCAACGCCCCTTGTCTTAAATGAAAACCTCGATCCGCGATTAATTGCCCATCCATTCACGCCCTCGTCCTGGTAACTTGCATAATATGGCGCAACGATTCCGACCGAATAGGTTTGCCCGTCAAACTCGACGTTCGTCGGTTTGATCAAATCCATCAATTTGCCGGATGATACGACGTCTTTTTCCTCGATCTTTTGGGTGACAAGGTCGACGTAATTCGCCGCCAATTGAATGATTGTATTGCTTACATCGGAAAGTTTAACCGGTTCAAAATTCGACGCATCTTCGCCCAATAGGTCGATAAACCCGTCGGCCAATGCTTCATGTTGAACTTTGTTAAACGATGCCATTTATTTGTTAATATGCTTTTGATATGATTGATAGGCTTTTAAATACGAAAGATCATTGAACGCCTGGATAACGGGCAAATCAAATGCCTGGTCCAATGTCAATCCCTCATGTTCCGCAACTTGTTTCGCTGAAAAAATCCATCCATATTGATCAATGAATGGGTGCGGCTTGTCCGCTTTCATTGGTTCGTCGGATTCATCTTCGATTTCATCCTTTTCAAATAAACCTTTGTATGAATTAATAAGTTCAGCAAATGAAACGTAAAACTTTGAAACGTCTTGTAAAACATGGCGGATATTTGTATTTAACAATATTTCGGATTTCGTTTTGTGATCGCGTTTGTCTTTCCATATCGACGCGCCGACCAAATGCATGGCGTCAATTTCGCCCTCTTTCATAAAATGTTGGCATTCGATGAATTGGCCCAATGTTATTTTGGTCGCGTCGATTTCGAACCGGAACCATGACCAAAAAGGTTTTTTATCAATATTGTGAAATTTGTTCGCGATCTTTTTGGAATATCTTAAAAATGTTCGTTTGTCCATTGTATTGACCTCGTCATATGACATGTTGAACATGTCCATAATGATCCACGCGATTTGCGCGATGTCGTCGTTTTCATCGTTATACAATGCCGCGGTCCGTTGATATTCTGCCAATGTCATATATCGTATATGGTCGTTTATTTTATTTTGTTTCTATAAAAAACCCTAGTATTGAAATACCAGGGTTTATGTCAAATCCTAACAAACTAAACAAAAATCAGTAATCGTCATCTGCGAATGAATATTCCCCGATCGCCTCGAATTGCGACAACTTATTCAATCCGACGTACCGGACGGCGTCAATGGCGTGATTTAATACATCTTCGGGCGCATTCAATGTTTTTCCCTCTCGATCCTTCGCCCACCGGTATTGCCTCAATTCTTTGATAAAATTAAGGGAATTTTTGGTGACGCGCAATTCGTAACCTTGCAAACGGTCAATTGATGCTTTGATCGAATCCGGACCCTTTCGGGCGGCCTCGACATAAAACCCGGCGTTCATCAATTCGGCAATGGATTTCGGTTCCGCCGAATCCGCAACAATGCACCGGGTTGAATTAATCCCGAATTGTTTAAGGTAGTTCACAATTTCGGAATTCGTTAATTTGGTTTGATACAATAGTTCGTTAATGTAGATCATGCCATTGAACCTGTAAACCTCGACCAACGCCGTTGGATCATTCGTAAATCCCCAATCCAGGCCGTACGCGATGAACTCTGCTTCGGTCGGTATCTTTTCACATTGCTGCCAATTTTGGAAAACGACGCCGTCCAAGGAACCGATTTCACCCAACCCATAAACCCGAAACCAATTTCCCCAAAATGCGGACCCAGCGTCGGCCTTTTCCTTTGCCTTCAAAATAAAGTTTAACGCCGATTCCGGACATGCTTCATTGTCCTGGTAATTGATGATAATGAAATCGACGTCCTCGTCGTTGATCAATTCGTCATGAAACCAAAACGGGTTAGTCGGGTTCCAATCCAGGAAAACGCCTTTTTTGGTCCGGGATGCCAATTCGGTATAAGAATGAAACGACATGTTGTTGCACTCATTCATATACAACCAATCGCGACGAGCACCCCTTAACTTTGCGTCATTGTCCGCGCTGAAAAATTCGATTTGTGATCCGTTCGCAAATGTATATTTGAAATCGGTTGCGTTCCAACGATCATCGAACCAACGTCCCGTTTCGAACATTATTTTTTTAAAATCCTTCATTGCGCCGCGTTTCAAATGTGGTATTGATTCGGCGACGATGGATATTTCGCTGAATGGATTTTTCGCGGCGATGTCGATCAATATCGGGATAATCGCATAAGTTTTGCCGGCCGATGTTCCGCCTTGGATACCACGGACGAAACGGCGCATTTTCAAAATCTTATTGATCGCCGTTGTTCGAATGAATGCCATTCAATTATTTTTCTGGGAACAAAGGTTGTTCGACTTTCAAATCTGTTTGCGTTTTCTCAACCAAGTTGTTCAAACGTTGCGTAATTGAAGGATTATAAATACCAGTCATTCCACCAGATATTTGATCCTCTCTTATACATTGCTTTATGCGTGAACAGATAGGTACATATTCCTCATATCGTCCATCTCTGTTTGAAAAATAGTCTTTAAGTTGACTTATTTTATCCCAACAGAAAATTTCAAAACCTTCCATTGTTAATGGTCGTTCTTTTTTTCTTTCTACTTGAGTACCCATTCCTCCTACCCAATCAACTACTACAAATGGTTTACTTTTAGCATCTTTACAATATGCCTCAAATAGTTCCCAAAGCACTGATGGTGATTCAATATATTTTTTTAAACCTTTTTTTGTAGGCATTTTATTTTTTTGTTTTTACTTTTTGATTTTCAAAAACAAATTTAACTAATTCATTTACGCATGATTGACATCCTTTTACTGTCCATTGTAATTCTGAATTAATTTCATTAGCCAATAAAACCAATTGATCTAATTCTGCATCTGATGGATGTACATCAATTCCTAATTGTACTCTGTCATAGAGGTATTGCAAATTTGTCATAAGTCTATATGTTTTTTAATGTTTTTTCTAGCTTTTTGTACTGTGTGATAAATTGAAATATGCGGGATTCCTGTTACTTCAGCCACTTTTCTATAGGTACCAAGTTCTGCATACAATTCTAGTATTTTAGCTTCATACCAGTGAATCTTTTGTAAAGGTACAACAATTATTTCATTTTTTTGTTCATCAATTATTTCAGGAAGTTCTTGTAATAGTATTTCTTTTGTCTCTGATGATCTAAAAGATCCTCTTTCCCATCTTACCATATTGTATATCATTTTTGCTATATAGGCCATCAGTTTGTTTCTGGCATAAAGATCAAGAATAATTTCTTTATCTTTTAGCAGCAACTCAGTGAATGTACATTGAAGCACATCTTGCTGAATAGTTACTGGTCTTATTTTAGAAACACATTCTTTTAATTCATCTGATCTATAAATTTTCTCTAATATTTCTTTTGTTTCCACAATTAAAATTAATCATTTTTTCATACGCGTGTTCGCCTTAGCGAACAACGCGTGTATATATTTTATTTATAGTTATAACACATGCACACCATGTGTTATAACAGTGTTATAACAGTGTTATTAATTAATTGATTTATAATATTTTGCATATTTGCGTTTATTTTAATATTTATGTTTTTGTTATTTTTTATTAAAAAATCATTTTGTTATAACAGAAAAAAACATTTGTTATAACAGTGTTATAACAGTGTTATAAAGTGTATTCATATTGCCTAGTATAAGTATTATAATTAAAGTTTATAAAACCGATTTTTCCAAGCCAAGAATATCTTACCTTTTGAATGTATATTGTTACCAGATTATTTGAAAAATCCCTGTAAACAGTTATTCCATTGTCTGTTTTATTAAAAAAATGTGCTGATCCTGATATTGAATATAATGTAGGTACTTCATATTTACCTGTTGTTTTATCTTTTTGCAATTTAGTTGGATGTGCAATTATGATAATATGAATGCCTAATTTAAGGGCTGTTTTTTTTATTTTAGTTAGACATTCACTTACGTACTGCGTCTCACTGAATCCATTTGGTATATTATGTTCTATATAATTCCAAGGATCTATAAGCAATCCTTTTATTCCTTTCCTTAGTACAAGTTCGGTTGTTTTAGATAATATACCATCTATTGTTATATCAGTGTCAGTAGTATTTATAAAATTAAAATTCTCCTTTAGGTGACCAATGGTGATGTCTAGTTCAAATTCTGATACTCTATTAAGTGGATCAATTCTGTAATCAAATGCGCGCCCAGATAACTTCTCGATTATTTTAGTGGCATGAAATACTGGTGGAGTATTTTCAAATGAACATATTGCCCATTTCCAATCATGATTTATAGAAGTTTTAGACATAATATAATCAGTGAACTCACTTTTACCAGATCCAGGAATACCGGTAACTATTGTTATTTGACCTTCCATTAACCTGACATGATCATCTAAACCTGGGATTCCTATTTCTATTCCTTTAGGATAACCATTTTTATAGTAATCCCATATCTCTTGTTCTATCTCATCGTTTGATACAATACCTTCTATCGGAAACTGTTTTGCGTTTTCTACTAGATTACGTAAAGTTTCTTTTCCGTACTTATTTAATATATCATTTGAATCTTTACAATCGATCGGGTACTCTATTTGATAGCAAATCTCCTTACCTAATCTCCTAGACAATTCCTCTTTCAATAATTTGCCGACATTGTCATTATCTGTAGCAATAACTATTTTCTTTTTATTTACAAAATACTCATAACAGTTGTCCAAATATTTTAATTGCATATTCCCTTTTGGACTTGTTCCATTAGGGACAGATATACAATTGTAAATACCAGCCTCGTACATACTTAGACAATCTATTTCGCCTTCAACTATTACAACTTCTTCTTTATCTTCTATGGCATCAATATTATAAAATATTAATTCAGCGTCTTTTGCTAGTTTAAAATCTTTACCAGGTCCTCTAAATTTTATATTTACTAATTCATTTTTTTTAAAATAATTAAAACAAACTACAGGAACTTCCATTTTTGATTTTGGCATCCATTCTGTTCCTTGTGTTATTTGAAATCTTAATAAAGTATTATTTGAAATACCTCTTTTTTCAAACCAGTTAATATAAGCGGGATTTATTTTTTCAATCCTATGGATTGGTTTTACATAATCTTTACTTATTATATCAAGTTCAAAATTGTATTTATTTGCAACTTTTTTTACAGCTTCATGAAAACTGCAATTCTCTATTTCTATAATAAATGAAAATACATCTCCAGACTTGCCACATCCAAAACATTTATAGAAATCATTTGATCTTCTAATTTTAAATGAAGGCGTTTTTTCATTATGAAAAGGACAACACGCAATAAACTCAGAACCTGATTTTTTTAATTTAATATAATCATGTACTACTTCAGTAAGTTTAGCTATTTCCTTTAATTTAGTTATTGATTCATGACTTATCATAATATCATTTTATTTTGTTGATTTGGTTTAGACCATCTTTTTTTCATTCCCTCTTTTCCAGATTGAGATTTTTTTTCTTTTAAAGCTTTATACTGTTCCATACTTCTTATCAATCTTTCAGAATAAAAAACTTCATTATCAACAACAAATAAATCATAATCATTGATCACAGATTCCACTTTTTCAGTACTTATATTTAAAGAATAAGATATATCTTCAATGCAAGTTTTAGGTAATTTATGATCTTGTGATTCTCTTAATATCTCAATGATGCACCAATATATTCCATAACCTTCTAAACCAAGATTTCTTCTTAGTTTTAATATTTTTACATCATTCCTGGCGTTACTATCATGAGAAAAATAAAATGATTCTTTCATGGTAAAATGAAATGGCCTCAAAAGTTTTTGACAAGGGTAGCATCCAAGTCTAACTAATGAGGCCAAAAATTTAATAGTCTATGCTACAGACTTTGTAAAATTAAATACTATCGTATAAATCAAAAAATTCTTCTGGCGTTTTTATAAATTCATAAATGCCGCCAGCTTTTCTTTCTTTAATTTGTTCTAGCAATTGATGTTCTCTAGGCTTATCTGATCCTACTTTTATTTCAATCATTACAGATCTACCTTTGATTGTCGCAGATATATCAGCTGTTCCTTTTCTAGTACTAGATGGAATCCATTTTTTTACACCAATTTTTACCCCTGATGGTTGTTTTTCCATAGTATCAACAAGTCTTCCTGATACATTTATTCTAGTCGCTCTATGACCTTTCCAAGATAAGAAATTGCATATAAAAGTAGTTAATCCATTTGAGGTATTTATTTTTGGAAATTTAGGTTCTAAATAAAATCCATCTTTATAAGCATTTGGATATTGAATTTTAAACCATTCTTCATGCGCTTTTTTATATTTCTCTTTCGTGTAATTTGAAATGTTTTTCATAAATATGTAGGTTTTGAGCAAAATGATAATACCATCCAATTTCTTTTTTTAATTCATTAGCTACTATATTTTGCAATTTTGAAAAACAATATTGATCATTGCAAAATCCAAATACTAAATCATTGCTTCTCATTGTTACAGTCATGCATAATTTATTATCATTTATACAAAAAACAATAGAAAGAGTGCATGGGGTATCAAATTTATATTGATCATGTTCTTTACCATCATAAATAGTCAATACAGCTCTTCTAGATGTTGGATCTCTTTTTAATTCATTTATGACATAATCCAATTGATTATTTCTGTTCCATTGCCAACCATAATTACTATTTACTATGTCATCACCTGAATGCATTGTGTCCCATATTTTAGCAATCTTTTTTATGTCTCTAACTGATCTGTTTTGTGATAAATACCAATTGAATTCATATTCCGCATATGATTTATTAAATTTTCTCCATGGCGTTTTAATATCATTATCCATTGGATTTTCTATTAAAAAACCAGTATTATAAATCATTTTTGTATTATTGCTTTTTAATCCAAGATGATTTATTAAAAAATAATAATATTCAAAAGCTTCAGTCGCTGATTTGAATTTGCTCTGTGTATACATTTAATTTTTTTAAAAGTTCTAATCCTGATTCATCTCGATATTTATCTATAAAATAGACTTGCTTTATTCCTGATTGTACAATAAGTTTAGCGCAGTCAAAGCATGGTGAAAGAGTACAAAACATGATCGCGTCATTTGAACTATAAAAAGATTTTGCGCATTTTGTTATAGCATTAGATTCTGCATGTAATACTTCTTTTATTGTGACGTCGTCTATTTCACAAACATTGTCGAAACCAGAAGGGGTGCCATTATAACCAAACGAAATGATATTATCATCTTTTACTATAATAGCACCCACTTTTGATCTCTTACAATAAGAAGCTTTACTAACTTCTTTTGCGATAGATAAATAGAACTTAATCTTTAACGAATGTTCCATTGATCATTGATCCTTTTCTTTTAGATATAACATTGTAAGCTGAATTCACGCAAGTTTCAATTCTTAAACCAGATAATTCAGCCAAATTTGTTAATACTACAACGCAATCTCCAATGGCGTCACTTATTTCGTATTTATCATTTGATAAAATAGCTTTTGCTAATTCGCCAACTTCTTCTTGTAGTTTCAAAGTCTGTGTTTTAGGATCACCTTTTTCATAAATACCTCTTTGTTTTGCCCATTCTCTTATTGGTTCAAATTCATTAAATAGTCTCATTGCAAATTTGATTTTTTGTTACCAATCTTTTTTTACCAGAAACATTTAAAATATAAAAAACTTGATTTGTTTTTTTATATAAATATTCTTTGACAAAAGTGCCAACTAATATTTCTTTCTTTTTATTCTTAAATGTAACTGTTTGACCTTGCTCAAAATTTAAGTTTTCCATTTTTATTATTTTATTTTTGTTTTAAAACCCAAAGCGTGTTTCTAGAATGTTCAGGGAACATAGGCGCCATCAAGTTACTAAGCAAATTGCTGTCGTAATATTCTTTTAATGTTTCAAACATTTTCATTTGCCATTCATTCATTAGAGGTTTGTAATCTCTTATGGATGCAAATGTTCCAAACTTTCTTTGTATTACAAAGTACTTTTCAATGTGATCTTGAAGTTCTTGATGACCAAATTCTTGAATAGCAATACCTCTACCATCTCCAGAATCATACGTGTGATTTCCGGCGGCACCTACTTTCTCATCGAAGTTTGGCGTTGATAAGTAGTAAGTTGCATTTGAATTCCCGCATGATTTGAAATTTATCAAAAATTGATCAATGTTTTGTTTGCCAACATGCTCGGCAACTTCAAACGTGCAAACTTTATCTGCTTGAAATTTAGTATAATCTTCTTTAGGAAAGATAAGATCATCAGCAATAAATTCGGCCCATTCTACTGGTTTAAATTTTTCTTTCGCTTGATCAATTGTTTGCTTTCTAATATCTATTCCAATAAATTTTTTACACTTGAATTTATTTCTATAAAAAACTTCTAGCAAATTGCCTTTGCCACATCCAAAGTCTACTATAGTTTCACCTATTGTAGCTTCTTTTAAAATGTGGGTCCATCTTAAATAATGCGCGAATTGATCTCTATGAAATACGTGTCTTTCAAATGTAGATACTGGATCTAAATCCGTTGTGTTATATTTTTTCATTTTCTTTGTTTTGATTTAAAAAATCATTTAAAGAGGCCAAATATGCGATCGCATCTAAAATATTATCTTCTTTATGACTATAAGATTGTCTAGATAATTTTAAAGCTATTAAAGCTTTATACATATCATCTGCTGACGCGTCTTTTCCTGTCATTCCAGAATAAATACTTGCTGCTCTTTTCATGCCGTCAATGAATGGGCCATATTGTCTTTCTTTTTCTTCAGCGCGATCATATACTATTTTAGTTGCTCTTTCTAAAATATTCATGATATTTTTTTTTAAAATGGAAGATCATCAAAATCAGCTTTAGGTTGTTCTTGAACTTGTTTTTGAATATATCTAACATTTCCAAGTATTGCACCTCTAATCCCTTGATCTCTTTCTTCTTTAGTAACGCTTTGAACTATCATGCCAATATTATTATATTGATCTGGTTCGTCTTTCATAATAATAACGGCGTCTAAATAGGTGCCTTTTTCACCTTTGTAAAGTTTCAATTTGTCGATTTTTGTAACATCTAGTTTTACAGCTATATTTGTTGCCATGATAATTGTTGGTTGATTTTACCCGTCAACCGGCGGTTTTGTTATTTTGCTAGTTGAACTTTAAATGTGGATGTTGCTGATTTTATTGGAAGATCTCCTCTATGATATTTTTTTTCATGCTCCTCTATTTCTTTTTGTTTTTCTCTCAATACCACTATTTGATCTTCTAATTCTTGCCAACCCGGTAAATTAGAATAGTCGTATTTTACTGAATCCATTGTAGAAACTGTAGCACCATGTATTTCAGCTTTATTTTTAGGATATTTATACAATTCGTTTATGACGTCATTTTGAATTTTTTCTTTAACTGATTTAGTTAAATATTCAATACTGTTCATGATAATTGCAACATGTATACTATTGTAAACTCCATTATTTACTAAATCAGATATATGATCAACAATGTCAGATATATCAGTTTTAGATAATGGTTTATCTATTATATTAACCTGTTTTAAATTCATAGTTCAACCTTTTGATATGTTTCAAATTTTTGTTCTAAACTAGATGCTTTTATTTTTGTGAAATCAATTATTTCTTGAAGAGATCTAATATGTGAAGGTAATGATTTCCAAACATTAGATAATTCATCTTTTGTTTTACAATCATCAAGTAAAGAAAAATAATCTATTTCTTTAGGTTTTTCTGGTACAACTCCTTTGTCGCACCATTCTTTTATAAGTGTTCCAGTTTCTTCAGAAATTAAAAACGGTTCTTTTCCTTCGAATAATTCTGTTCTATCTTTTGACGCAACAGTCATGTGAGTATCTCTATCAATACTCAAAGATACGGTTAATTCATATTCCCAACCGTCTCTTTGAATATCTTTCATTCCAACTTTCTTTATTTTTTTATCTTCACCCATAATAGTTTCCATTTTTGATCTTGTACATGTAATTACATGTGCATCACAATGCAAAACTTTTTGAACAAAAGCGTCATGTCTTGGTGTAGTCTCATTCCACGCTGACCAAGTATTTCTGCGGTATTTGGCTTGAGCAAGTTTTTCATTAATTTCAAGACAACCGCCAGGACCTGACCATTCATGTGATGACGAATCAATGATTATTACTTCCATTCCTCCTGAAACACAAGCGTCTATCGCTTCTATGTATCTTTCAGGCGAAAATGGAGGAACTAAATCTATAACATTAAAATTACCTAAATGCTCATATAATGATGCCGATCCGTTTTCTGTATCTATAACTGCAATTTTATCCCATGATCCTACTAGACCTTTTGCTAATAGTAGAGCGCCATAAGTTTTACCGGCGCCTGAAGGGGCAGATAGATTTAATCTTAGTTTTACTTTTTTTCTTGTCGCTTTTTTTAACTGTAATTGATTCATGTTGTGGGTTTTTGATTTATAATTTAGGAATTATTACCTCTTTTATTGCAGCAGTTAAACTACCATATTTTTTTAATATGGCTTTTTTTTGCTTATCATTTATATAAGCACTAACCATTTTTACTTTTTGGTCATCAGGTATTTTTTTTCTACCAGGTTTTTGTTTTTCCATTCTTTTTGTTTTTGATTTCTGCAAATATAATATAAATATTTTATAAAAAAAAATAT